TCTTTTCTATATTTTCTTTTGATATACGAATAGCTTTGTTATCTTCTGCTCCATGTTTTTGTTTTGGAAACATTGTAGAGCCTATTGCATTTTCATGTGTCCACTTTCTTTCATGGAAAAAAGTAAATATATTTTTAAAAGAGTAATACAAACCCTTCATTGTTTTATGTGATATATCCATTGCCAATATCTGAGATATTATTTCTTGAGATATAGAAGCAGGACTTCTTGGATGAGTAACTAGTTTATCTAGATCCCATTGTTTTATAGTTTTACCTTGCACTATAATCTTTGCTAATTTTTCAGCAATGTTTTCTTTGTGTCTTAACTCTTGTCTTAGAAACTCTCCTTGTGTGTATCTAGTTTTTTGATAAGCATACCATTCAGCTATGGCTTTATATCCTGATACAGTAGTTGGTATATACTGATCTTTAATATATTCTATCCATTTAATATTAGCAAACTTTCTAGCTTCTTCATAAGTTTTAAAAAACTTACGACCACCACCTATCTTTTCTAATTTAACAACGTAAGTATTTCTATCTTTTCTTTTAGCAACTTTTAACATTCAGACCTCCAATAATTAATACAGTTAGTATATATTATTGACAGGTATAGTCAAGTTACCCGTAGTGGATAGGGTACCAAATCGGTACCAAGCACCTTCAAAGGTGCAGAAAATATGGCGTCCCCTACGGGAATCGAACCCGTTAGGTTTTGTTATAAAAAGGTTAGATTTCTAGGGGTTACAGAGAGTATAGATACCAAGATAGGTGGTTATATTACCATAGTTATATGATACTTTCCCGTACCAAAACAGTACCAAATCGGTACCAAGATTAACCAGATTTTTTAGGTCTACCTCTTTTATTTTTCTTAGGAATCACTTTATCTTTACACGCACATAACTTACCCACTAATCTTTTTTTTATTCTACTATATAGGTTTTTTATTTTGTTTATAATTAACATTTCCATCTCCTTCTTGCTTGTCTTAAACGAGAGTTAGGGTTCTTTGCTGCCTTCGGAAATTGCTTCATCTGTCCTGCACTTCTAGCACAATATGACTTTCTTCTTTTAGCTGCTGCACTACCTTTTTTTACCTTGCCAGTAACAGCAGTCTTTAATTTAGATCCGGGATTATCTCTTCTATATTTTTTAACACCTGCCTGCGTCATACCTGCACCAGACTTTGTAGATCTAAAATACTTTTTAGTTTTAGGTGGTTGTTTGTCAGCCATTACTTTTTCTTCTTTTTCTTTTTAGGAAAACCAGCTTTCATATTTGCGTATGCCTTTGGACTAATAGTTGATTTCTTTTTAGTTCTGGATATTCCTTTTTTCTTTCTTGCATTTATGTTTGCGTATAATCCTCTTCTAGCCATTATGCTCTCCCCATCTTTTTTCTCTTTTTTGATGCAACTATTTTTTTCTTTAATGCAGTTGGTAAAGTTTTTTGTTTACCTTTTAATGCACCATTCATAGGTTTCTTTTTTTTTCCGTAAGCCATACTATTCTCCTTTACTATAATTATTAAAAACTTCTGCAACTCTCTCTGCTCTGTTCGGAGTTTGCTGAAACCATCTAGAGTTTTTACACTCTGCTGCTGCCATCGCATATCTTCCATTCTCGATATGATCTAATGTTTTTTTAAACTGTAATAGTTTTGGTACACCTAACTGGTATGCCATGTTTGCTATTGCTATCTTGATTGGATCTGGTTGTTCTTTATACCAGGGTAAATTATTGTGAAGCTCTACTAAGAATTGATTAACAGAAGTTTCTAGTAACATCATTGCTTGTGCATCTGTTATACCAGCTCCGGGAACGTCTGGATCTATAAGTAATCCATATCCTAATGTAAGTTTATTTTCGCTGCATCGATATGGTATGTGTTTACCATCTTGCATCTTGCTGCCTTCTTCTTTCTTAATTATTTCTAGTAGTTCTTTAATCATGTATTGCTCCTTTACTTTTTAAACTGTCCAATAGATTTCAAACCAAAGCTTGCACCAATACTTGCAAGTATTCCCCATGACAACCAGTCAGGACAATCCTCTCTTAAAAACTTAAATCCATTTTCTATGTAAGGTTGAGCTGCTGGAATAAAACAAGCTATGATTAACAATATAAAACAGATAGTCCATAACTCATCTTTAATACTATCTTTACTTGCATCCATAGCTGATGCTTCCCAGTTCGCATCGCTCTGTACTTTCTTTGTTGTAGCTTCTATTTTTGCAACTGCTAGTTTTTGTTTTGCTTTTGCTTTCTCTGCTCGGTTCTTTAAAAATGTTGTGGCAATATTTCCTATTGGCCCTAGTAATGCTTGTAACATTAGTCCTCCTCTACAATTATGGTTGTGTCATCAATGTGTTTTTTATCTTGATCTCTTTTACTCTCAGCTATCCCAGCTCCTTCATTGACACAAATAAAATAATAGTGGGTAGCTAAGTCAGGATGAAAGATTGTGCAGTCATGCGACCTTGCTGATTTTATAGTTAATAGATAAGCAATAAATAAATAAAACAAATAAATAAATACAAGACCAAACACACTTATAAAAGAGTACTCCATAAGTTTCTTTCTTTTTTCTTGCTGCTTATAAATCATCTCCTGTCTATCTTTTCTTATCTTTGCCTGCATCTGTAATAACTCTTGCCATGCCGAAGGGCCTAGGGTAAACGAGATATATTCACGCAATTCTTTTTCCATAGATTGAGCTTTTTTTTTTGCTGCAAAAGCATTTAATGCTTCTTCTTCTACACTTGCTCCTACAAATATCTTTTTAAAGATAGGTGGATTTTTAGCTTGCTTCTCTGCTTGATTAATATCGGAGACAGCACCCATCCATTTACCCATATCACCATACATAGACTCTACATCTTTACCTATCTCAAAGCCTTTTTTAATTGTATTAAATGCAGCAGTAGCAATACCTAATGCTGATATTGGATCTATCATTTTATGCCTATAATGTGTAAAATTACGAGCCGTTTAAATGGCTCAGTTTGATTTTGGAGGTACTAAACTACCTCGGTTTTTATGTGTTATTTCTGTACTTTTAGGTTATCAACTTTTTCGTTTAATGCTTTTAGCTGATCTATTATTTGTTTAATATCGTGGTGAAAATCTAGCTTTAAATCTTTAAGATCTTCTTTAGTAGAATACATTTCTCTTGTATTAACTAAACGCTCTTGTAGCTCCTGCACTTTACGAACTAGCATGGTAAACATATAAGATAACATTCCTATAATAACGGACAGCATACCGCTCCATATAAATATTGGCTCAACTGTCATCTGTAGTAACTCTTTATATCATAATCGTCAGGCCAATCGTTTACCTTAGCAATAGTTTTTAAAGTATTATCTTCGTTATATTCGTCTGTATGTGCAGCAATAAATTTAGTGATTGAGTTACAAGCATCGATTTCATCGCATATTGATTTATGTGCATCTCTAACGCTTTTCATAAAGTCAGTTATTTCAGAAGGTATTGCAACATCTGCTGTAATCTTTCTTTCTATTAACCAACTAAATTTACTTAGCATACCATGAGCTGTTGTATCTGCTTTTTGTTTTGCTATAGTTCGTAGCCCCGGAGTTACAACTTGATTGCCTTTTTCATCTAGCAATTTAGATCCATCTTCATTAACTTCGTTAGTGTCTGTAAGAGATTTATTCTTTGCTTTTGTTATTGTACCAACTACAGAGTTACCATCACTTGCAATAGCATAGGTTTCATTATTAGATATGTAATACTTATCATCAAATTTAGTGCCGGGTGTAACTGGTAGTATTCCTACAGCTTTCTTTTCCGCAGCAGTCCATGCTGTAAATATTTTTCTAGAATGTGTAATATCATCTATTACCATTGTTTTGGGAAATCTTATAATTTCCTCTATTTTATTATCCTTTATTAAAGCCCACATATTTTTCTCCTCAGAAAGTTTGATTATATTTGAAAGGCGTGTCACTCCATGCTCCATAGATGTATGATGCACCATTAAAATTATTTAAACCACCATTTCCACGTAGCTTGAAACCATTACTAAGAAAATCTACACCATGTGTAGAACCTGTTGAAGCTGCAGCACTAGTATTCCAATATACCTGACCATCAGAATGTGCAGATGTTGGGTTGTAAGTTGCTCTAGCAGTATCAAATACACCCCAAGGTTCAGCAGAAGCTCCTCCTCCTGATGTCCATTTCATAAATATCATACGTGGTCTAAAGCCTGTATAAACAAATGGTCCATCATTATTACCATTTCCAAGATAACTTCCAAACTTTTGCATACCTTCAACATTATGCCACGCATAACAAACATAATCAGAACCACTACTATTTACATGACTAATAGTTCCTATACCTATGGTAGAAGTAGTAGGTTCAGTATCATTAAATCTAGTGCTTCCTGAATAAGCACCATCATTTGCATCTAACTCAAGATATTTTGTAGCACCTAATGAACTGTGATAGGTTGCCCAAGCCCTACCAGTTCCACCATCTCTATTTTTTATTGTAAAAAAATCTGGTTTAGCTGATAGTCCATGTCCTATAGTTGCATTACTTCCTGTTCCTGTATAAGTTATTATACTAAAACCTGATTTAGTATTTGCTTGTACTGTAGAAGTTATTGAACCATTACTATTACTAGCTGTTGTTCCACCATTAGCTTTCCAACACCAAGCAACATATTCTCTACTATTATCATTAGGACCACTACCACTTGTACTAAAAGTAAATCCATCATTATCAAAAGAAGAATATACAGAAGCATAACCACCACCAGTTCCTTCTGCATTAGTATTATCAGAAAATAAAAATTTATTTATACCTCTTGATGTATCACTTAAAAAGTTTGATTGTGATGAACTTGTCATTTTAGCCCAAACTAAATCAGGTTTCAGTCCTAATCCTGTTATAGCTTGTCCAGTAGTTGCATTACCAGTATAAGTAACTACACCAAATTGTTTACTAGGATAATCGTCATCAGTCTGTGCAGGGTCTATGTCATCTGATAAAACCATATTCCCAGAACAGGTTGCCAAGAACCCAGTAGGAACAGAGTACTTAAAGTCCCCAAAGCCATTACCATCTGCATTACCACCTGCTGTTTCTTGTCCTCCAAATGTTGAATCTTGTCCAAAATTAAAAGTTATAGTATGTGTGTAAGTACCATTCCATGCTCCCCAATGTATGCTTCCCATATTTTCAAACATAGTAGCAGAGCCTTGAAATACAAAACCAGTTCCATTAGCAGGGTCTCCAGAGTTTCTCCATGTACCATTAACACCAACCCACCATTTATACGTTGCAGGGTCATAAGCCATCATAATAATATTACCTGCTGATACAGTTCCTCCTATATTCGCTATACTTACAGCTGTATTAGTACTACCTTTATAATGATATATATTTCCAGAAGAATAATTTTCTTGAAAAGATACCACATCAAAATATTCATCTTCATCTGTAGCACCTCTAAATCCTATTGTTCCTCCATTATTACTAATAGCATCTACTCTAACCTCACAATAAGATTTAAAATTTAAACCTATAGTAGAAGTGTAACCATCATCACTACTTGAAGCATAAGTTAAATTACCATTACTAAATGTACCTATAGAATATTTTACTAAAGGATTTAAGGTTGCAAAATTTCCACTACTTGCCATATCTATTTAACTCCCAAATGTTGGACTATCAAGAACTTGATGGTCTGCACCAAGTCCTGTTGCTGTAAAATCGTTAGTGTTTCCTGAGCTATCATCTCCGAGTGCAGAGGAATCTTGAAATTTAAGATGAAAACCATTAGTACCAAAAGTTAAACCACTAGGGCTATCAGGTGTCCATACATTATTTTTAAAACTTCCAAAAGATGT